CGAAGATCAGGAGGCAGGAAAATGCAACAGGCGACGAAGGACGAATGGCTTAGGGGCGTGAAAGCGATTGCCGATTTCCTGGGGGTGAGTGACCGCACGGTGAAGCGGTGGATTGCCTCGGCCGCCGGGTTTCCGGTCCACCAGATCGGGGGCAGATACGCGGCGCATACCGGCGAATTGCGCACCTGGGCCGCAACCCGTTGTGGTCGCGCGGCGGCCTGAATGTCCCCTTTTGTCCCCTTGTGGCACCTTTTGTCACTTTTCCGGGGCTAGGCACTACCCCTAGGGGCGGGCGTATGAATTGAGGCTATGAAAAAGCCCGGTTTCCTTTCCCGCCTCTTCCGCCCCTCGACTAAGGGGCTTGCCGATCCCGGCCCCGAAGTGTGGGGGTTCTTCGGGCTTACCGCCCCGGCGGCCGGGATCACAATCAGCCACGCCCAAGCCCTGCAAGTGCCCGCCGTGGCCTCGGCCGTCCGCCTGATTTCCGAGGCAACCGCAATCCTTCCCTGTCGGGTGATGGAACGTCAGGCGGACGGCACCTTTGCGGAAGCGCCCGATCACGAAGTGAACGAATTCCTTCAGGTTCGGGCAAACGACTGGACCACGCCCTTTGAGCTGATCCGCGACCTGGTGATTGACGGCTTGACCGATGATCGGGGCGGCCTGGCGCATGTGAATTACGGCGGCGGGCGGCCCTTCGAAATCATCCGCTACCGCACGGGCGTCATGAGCGTGACCTATGACCCGGTGACGAATGAGCCGACCTATCGGGTTGACAACCGCCGCATTCCCCTGGCCGAGGCCCTTCACCTTCGCAGCCCCTTCGGCAAGTCGCCCCTTTCCCTGGCCCTTCAGGCAATAGGGGTTGCGCACGTCCTGCAAAACCACGCGGCGGGCCTCTTCTCGAGGGGCGCGCGGCCGTCCGGTGCCCTGAAGTTTCCGAAGGGCATGGGTGAGGAAAGCGTGAAGCGGGCGCGGGCCGCCTGGCGCGAAACCCATGAGGCCGAAGGCGAAACCGGCAAGACGGCAATCCTGTATGACGGGGCCGAGTTTGAGGCTTTCACCTTCGCCTCTACCGATGCGCAATTTCTGGAAAACCGGAAGTTCCAAATCCTCGAGATTGCCCGTCACTTCCGGGTGCCGCCGTCCATGATCTTCGACATGGACCGCGCGACCTGGGGCAACACCGAACAGATGGGGCGCGAGTTCCTGACCTATTCCCTCGAGCCTTGGCTGAAGGCCCTCGAGAGCGCCTTTCAACGGGCGTTCTTCTACTCGGCCGAGGATCGGGGCCGCTATATGGTCCGCTTCGACCGGGACGACATGACGCGGGCAGACTTCGCCACCCGGTCAAGCGTGGTCAATACCCTGATTGCTTCGAAGGTGATCAACCCGAACGAGGGCCGCGATTGGTTTGGCTACGGGCCGAGGCCCGGAGGCGACGAATTCGAAAATCCGAACATCAACCCGGAAGCGGGCGGGCAGGCCCCGGCCAAAGAGCCGGGCGAAGAGGTAGGGGGCGCAAGTGCTGACAATCAGCCAGATTGAAGCGAACGCGGAAGATCAGGATCGGGGGGCCTGGTGCGACCTGGTGGAACCGTTCCGGGGTGAGCGGATCGGCATCCGGCTTTTGATTGCCGGGCCGGATAGCGCCACCCAAGGGGCCGCGCAACTGAAGCTTGCCGATGAATTGGCGGCCGAGCTGGACGAAGGCGGCCGGGTTTCGGCGGCGGCGCGGGAAGCGGCCCGCCTGCGGTGCCTGGCGCGTTGCATCAAGGATTGGGAAGCCGAGGAAGACGGCAAGCCGGTGCCCTTCAGCTTCGCCAATGTCCTTCGCCTTCTGAAGGCGGCGAAGTGGGTGCAGGCGCAAGCCGATGCTTTCGCGGGGGACCGGCGGCGGTTCGCCCCGGATCGGGGGGAAGAATGAAGCGCCTCGAGCTGAAGGCGGCGTGGACCGTCACCGAAGAGGGCGAGCTGGTCGGGCTGGCATCGGTTTTCAACACAAGAGACCGGGGCGGGGATGTGGTGCGTAAGGGGGCCTTCAGAAGCGCCCGCGCCCCTCTTCCGATGCTGGCAAGCCATGATCAAGCGGACGTGGTGGGGGTCTGGGATGCCCTCGAGGAAGTGGCCGAGGGCCTGAAGGTAAAGGGCCGCCTGCTTGTCAAGGAAGTGGCCCGCGCCCGTGAGGTGCTGGCCCTGATCAAGGAAGGGGCCATGACGGGCCTTTCCATCGGATACGTCACCCGCAAGGCGAACCGCACCCAAGGCGGCCGCGACCTGGTGGACGTGGAGCTTTTGGAAGTTTCCGTAGTCGCGGTGCCCATGCACCCCGATGCCCGGATCACGGATGCGAAATCACAGAAAGGAACGGACATGGACCCCGAAGAGCTGGAAACCAAGCTGAAGGAAATCGAAACGAAGTCGCAGAAGGCGGCCGAGGCCCTGATTGCGGCGGCCGTGGCGGCGGCGACGAAGCCCTTGACCGACCGCCTGGCGGCCGTGGAAGCGAAGAGCAACCGCGCCAAGGGTGGCGGCGAGAACGAAGAGCCGAGCGAAGAGCGCAAGGCGTTCCGCGCGTATATCCAGCGCGGCAACCTGGCCGAGGAAGCCAAGGCGCTGACCGTCTCGACCGATCCGAGCGGCGGCTATCTGGCCCCCCCGGAATTCAACGCGGAAGTTCTGCGCGACATCGTGGAAATTTCCCCGATCCGGTCCCTGGCATCGGTGCGGGGCACCAATGCGCCTTCGGTGATCTATCCGACCCGGAAGCCGATGGGCAACGCAACCTGGGATGACGAGCTGGACGACGAAACCGAAACCGCGTCGAACAACATCTTCGGCACCCTCGAGGTTGTGGGCAAGGGCATGTCCACCTTCGTTGACGTGTCGAACATGCTTCTGCAAGACGCGGCCGAGGTCGAAACCGAAGTGCGGGTGGCCCTGGCCGAAGACTTCGAAAAGAAGGAAACCGTCGCCTTCTGCAACGGCAACGGCGTGACGCAGCCCGAAGGGTTCATGACCAACACTTCGGTTGCCGAGTTCAACAACGGACATGCGACCGTCCTTCAGGCCGATGCCCTGGTGAAGTTCCTCTATTCCATCACCCCGACCTATCGGAACGCGGGCGTGTGGGTCATGAACGGCACGACCCTGGGCCTGGTCCGCCTTCTGAAGGATGGGCAGAACAACTATCTGTGGCAGCCGTCCTATCAGGCGGGCCAGCCTGAAACGATCCTCGGCCGCCCGGTGGTCGAAGTCATCGACATGCCGGACCTGGCGTCGGGAACCTTCCCCATCGCCTATGCCGACTTCAGCGGCTACCGCATCCTGGACCGCCTGGCCCTTTCGATGCTGGTGGACCCCTATTCGCAGGCAACCCGCAAGCTGACCCGCTACCACGCGGGGCGGCGTGTCGGCGGCAAGGTGATCATGCCCGCCAAGTTCAAAAAACTGAAGATGGCCGTCTAAGGCCCCTGAAACCTTCGGCGGGGCCGGAAGGCCCTGCCCCTCACCAAGAAAGGACATGGCGCGATGCGCGATCTTTACAACAACCTGAATGAGGCGAAGGCGCTTGACCCCGCCGTGTTCACGGCCGCCGCGAACGGCAACACCGTGGACCTGATCAACGCTTCGGGCGTCATGTTCGCCCTGGCAACCGGGGCAATCGTGGGCGCTGGCGTCTTCGGTGCGAAGCTTCAGGAAAGCGCGGACGGTTCCACCTGGGCGGACGTGCCCGCGAAGTGGGTGCAGTCCGAGGCCCCGGCCACGCTGGCCGCCAGCTCGAGCTATCGCCTCGGCTACCTGGGCAAGCTGCGCTATGCGCGCCTGGTGCTGACCTACACTTCCGGCACGTCCATTGCGGCGGCCGCCGTGGCGATCCTGCGGCCCCTGTCCCGCCCGGCCGTCTGATGCCCCGGAAGCCGCCTCGGCTTTGCTCTTGTGGCCTGGTGATCCCGGCCGGTGAGCGGTGCGAGTGCGAGGCGGCGCGGGATCGGGAACGGAAGGCCCGCTTCGACCTGAAGCGCCCTTCCTCTTCGGCCCGTGGATACACAAGCGCATGGGATAAGGCCCGCGCGGCCTTTCTCGAGAAACACAAGCGGTGCCTTCGGTGCGGTGATCCCGCAACGGTGGTGGACCACAAGACCCCCCACAAGGGCGATAAGGGCCTCTTTTGGGATCGGGACAACTGGCAACCCTTGTGTGCCCCCTGTCACAACAGCGCGAAGCAAAAGGCCGAGCGCGCAAGCCTGAAGAGGTAACGCAATGGCGATCTACAGCATGAAAGGGGCCAAGATTTCCATTGGCCTTGCGGTGGCGATGAAGAGCGGCGCATGGGTTGCCGGTGACTTCACCACGCCCCTGACGACGAAGACAGAGATCAAGGAACCTGAAACCCTGGCCGCCGCCGGGGAAGAGTTCGCGGAGCTGGCCTTCGAAAACGTGACCGATGGCACGGTGCGTGTCCTGAAGGGTGCGCGCAAGGGTGGCCTTCTCGAGTTTACCCACGGGCATGACTATGCGGACGCGGGACAGATTGCGGTAAAGGCGGCCTTCGAAGCTGAAGCCGACTATGCCTTTGAGGTCGAATGGGCAGACAAGCCCACGTCCGGCGCTTCGCCCAAGAACAGCCGTCGCATGTTTATCGGCAAGATCATGAAGATGAGCGACGGCGGCGAAGGAACGGGCGTCGGCAAGCTCACCTATTCGGTGCAGCTCAACAGCAACATCGTCCGCGTGAACGCCTCGGCGACCTGATCACTAGCCGGGGGGTGGTCTCAAACTTTGGGATCACCCTCGGGGACCGGCGCGGGGTGGTCCGTGCGAGATTTGCGGGAAATAGGGTTTTTCGGTCATGGCGGTGGCAACTATCGAAGAGCTGAAGGAAGAGCTTTCCTTCACGGCGGACCTGGGTTCGGTCGATGACGACATGTTGACCCGCCACCTGGACACGGCCGAGGCGGTGATTGAGCGCCATTTGGGCTTCACCTTCGCGGCCGAATACCTTCAGGCCGTGCCGCCTGTGGCGGTGCCCAAGCCCCTGAAGCAAGCCGTCCTTTGGCTGGCCGTGGACTACTACGAAGGGCGCGGCCGCCCCGATGGGGCCGAGGCCCTGCCCCCGCACGTGGCGGACCTGGTGCACCTCTACCGGGAATGGAGTTTCTGACATGAGCGACGGCGGCCTTTCCTCTTTCCAAAGGCGGATGCGGGCTATCCCGGAAGCCGTCCGGCGGGCCGTGGGGCCTTCGCTGGTGGCGGCGGCCGAGGACGTGGCCGAGGTGCAGCGCGCCCTTGCGCCCGTGGACGAAGGGGAGCTTCGCGCCTCAATCGTGGTGACGGGGCCGGGCCAGACAACGCCCGCCTATTCGCAGCCGGGCGGGGCCTTCGCGGTGCCCGAAAATGCGGCCGCCGTGACGGCCGGAAATTCAGAAGTTCGCTACCCTCACCTTCAGGAATTCGGCACGTCCTTTCACCCGGCGCACCCGTTCTTCTGGCCCGGTTTCCGGCTTCGCAGGAAGGCGGCCGCCGCGAAGATCAAGCGGGCAATCGGCAAGGCCGTGAGGGGCGCGAAATGATGCCTTCCGTTGAGGTTCAAAAGGCGATCCGCGCCCGCCTGGTGGGGGCCTCGGCCGTGGTGGCCCTGGTGCCCGCCGCGAACATTCTGGACCGGCACAAGCGGCCGGTGCCTTACCCTTCAATCATCCTGGGCGAGGGGCAGGCGGTGGACGAAGGTTCGGACGTGGGCCGCCTTCGCGTCCGCGTCTATTCCGAGCTGCACCTGTGGACCCTCGAGCCGTCCTTTGAGCTGGCCGCGACGGTGGCGGGGAAGGTTCATTCCGCCCTCTTTGCGCCCCGCCTCGACCTGGGCGCGGGCTTCCATTGCGCTGACTGCAAGGTGTCTAGCGCCCGCTTCCTGCGCGACCCGTCCGGCGACGTGGCGCACGTGGTGGTGACGGTTGAAACCCTGGTGCACGGGGTGGCGGCATGAGGCCCGGCAAGCTGGCGGCAATCGTGACGGTGCAGCGGTGGACGCCCTCGAGCGTGAACGCCTTCGGCACGGCGGGCGGGGCCTGGCAACACCTGGCCACCATGCGGGCCGAGCTGGTGACGCTATCGCTTGAAGAGGCGATGGCCGCGCGGGGCGCAAGCGACGAAACCGGCCTGGTGTTCCGGGTGCGCGACCTGGTGCAGATCGGCACGGCCGACCGGCTGGCCTTCCGCAACGCCTGGCACCAGATCAAGGAAGTCCGCGAGCTGACCGAAGAGCGCGCCCTCGAGCTGCATTGTGTGAGCTTCAAGGGGCAAGCCGCATGAGGGGGACGAAGCCGCATATCAGGATTGAACGGGACGCCCTGTCGGGCGACATGCCCGCGCCTGACTGGTTTTCCGAATGGTCGAAGGCCGAGTGGGAGCGCGTCTTGCCGAAGCTGGTGGAGCGCAAAATTCTGACCGTGGACAACCTCGGCACCCTGGAAAACTACTGTGTGCAGATGGGCCTTGCCCGCGAAATGGAAGCCGAAATTCGGAAGATCGGCGCGGTTCAACTGATCTACAGCCTGGACAAGGAAGGCGTTGCCCGCGTGACGGGAAGCCGGAAGAACCCGGCCGTTGCTATCCAGTCCGGCGCTATGGACAAGGCCCGCCTGATGGCGGCCGAGCTTGGCCTTACCCCGGTTTCCCGGTCCCGTCCGACCGTCTCAAAGGACGAAGCCGACCGCGACACGCTCTTTGATTGGGAGGCCGGTTGATGCTTCGCCCCGCCTGGATTGATCAGCCGGAGCTGATCCCCGATCCCCTCGGCTACGGGGAACGGGCCGTTTCCTTCCTGAAGAAACTTCGCCACCCGAAGAACCCCGCGCCCGGCCACCCTTTCCAGCTCGACCCCTGGCAAGAGGCAATCGTGAAAGCGATCTACGGGCCGAGGAACCCGGATGGCACCCGCATTGTGCGGCGGGTGGTCATGCTTCTGCCCCGTGGCAACCGGAAGACTTCGCTTTGCGCGGCCCTGACGATCCTGCACCTGGTCGGGCCGGAACGGATGCCCGGCGGGCTGACTGTCTCGGCCGCCTCGGCCCATGAGCAGGCCCGCGAATTGTTCCTAGAAGCGGCGATGATCATTGATCACGACCCGCGCCTTTCCGAGCGCCTGAAGGTCCGCGACTACACGTCCGAAATCAGTTACCCCGACATTCGCGCCCGCTATGTCGCGGTTGCGGCCGATGGCAAGGTGCTGCACGGGAAAACCCCGAATGTCGTTATCACCGACGAGCTGCACGCCTGGGAAGGGCGCGCGGGCCGGTCCCAATGGGACGCCCTAGAAAGCGCCCTTGTGAAGGTGCCCGGAACGTTGATGGTAATCCCTACCACGTCCGGCCGAGGGCAAGAAAACATCGCCTGGCAAGTGGTGAGCTACGCAATCAAGGTGCAGAAGGGCGAGGTCGAAGACCCGGCCCTGTTGCCGATCATTTTCATGGCCGAGCCTGAAGACGATTGGACCGATGAAGCCCTTTGGGAAGCCGTCAATCCGGGGATGCCCTACGGCTATCCCGACCGGGTGGGGTTCCGCGACAAGGCGAAGAAAGCCGTCCATAGCGCCTTGGACCGCGACGGGTTCCTTCAATACAACCTCAATCGGTGGATGGATGCCAGCACGTCGCCCTTTGTGGAAATGCACGTCTATGACCGGGGCGATTGGCCGGTTGACCTGGACGAGCTGGAAATGTCGCAAGCCCCCGTTTGGGTGGGGGTGGACCTGTCGAAGAATGACGACCTAACGGCCGTGGTGCTGGCCTGGCGCGACGAAAGCGAAGACGGCTATCACGTCCACCCCTATTTCTTCTGCCCCGAAGAAACCCTTCGGCAGCGCGGCGACCGGCACGGGGTGGACTATGTGCGGTGGGCCGAGGAAGGCTTTATCCAGACCACGCCCGGCAACACGGTGGACCTTCGGCACGTCGAAGCTTTCATTCGTGAGATTTGCGCCCGGTTCCGGGTGGAAGAGGTGGCCTTTGACCCGACCTTTGGCCGCGTCATGATGGCGAACCTTGCCGAAGACGGGATCAACGCGGTTGAGTTCCGGCAAGGGTGGGCCAGCATGGCCCCGGCGGTGAAAGAGCTTGAAAGGGTGATCCTGGCCGGGCGGTTCCGGCACGGCGGCAACCCGGTCCTTCGCTGGAATTTTGAGAACGTCCAGATTGAAACCGACCGGGCCGGAAACCGCATGTTCCACAAGGGCAAGAGCGGCAACAAGATTGACGGGGCGGTGGCCTGTGCGATGGCCGTGGCCCGTGCGGCCGCCGGGGGCGAACGGTTCACCACGAAAGCGAGCTGGTTTGAAGATGACATGTGGACGGCATGAGGCGCGGGCATGAGTGACGCGGACGAAAGACTTATCGTCATGCTCGAGGCCCGCATTGCGGAATTCGAAAAGCGCATGGCCTCGGCCGAGCGGCGGGGCACCCGAACCTATACCGGGCTGGCGCGCGGTTCCCGATCCGCAACCCGGCAGATGGAAGCCGATATGACTTCGGCCGCCGCGCGGATCAATCAGGCGCTTGCCACCACGTCTAGCAAGGTCGGAACCTTCGCTAAGGCGTTCATTGGGGGCCTGGCCGGTGGCGCGGTGATTTCAATCCTCGGATCGGTCAATTTCCAGCTTGCCGGGACCGTGCGGGCGCTGGCCGAGGTCGGGGACCAAGCGAAGCGGGCCGGGGTTTCGGTGCAGGCGTTCCAAGAGCTGCGCTATGTGGCGGAACAGAACCGCATTCCGATTGATGCCCTCACCGATGGCATTAAGGAAATGCAGCTTCGCCTTGATGAATTCATCACCACGGGATCGGGACCGGCGGCCGAGAGCCTGGCCCGCATGGGCTACACGGCCGAAGAGCTGAAGGCGAAGCTTGCCGATCCTTCGGCCCTGTTGCTTGAAATGATCGGGCGCATGGAAGGCTTGAACGAAGCCGCGCAAATCCGGGTGGCGGATGAAGTCTTCGGCGGGACGGCCGGGGAGCGTTTCGTTGAGCTACTTTCCTTGGGCGAAGAGGGGATCAAGGGGCAAATCGACCGCGCCCGCGAATTGGGCCTGGTGATCGAAGAGGACACGATTGCGAAGGCGGCGGCGCTTGATGCCAAGTTTGCCGAGGTCGGGGCGCGCATCACGACCATGTGGCAAAGCGCGGTTGTCGGGGCGGCCGAGTTCTTCGGCTTCGTCGAAGATCAGAACGTGAAGTTTTTCCGCACGGTGTCCAATTACGAAGCCGTTATGGAGAAATTCGGCAGCGTGGAAGCGGCCGCCGCCCTGGCCGGTGGGTGGCAACAGCTCGAGGCCGTCCTAGCCGAAAGCAACGCGGCCGAGGTCCTGGACGAAATCGCCTATCGCTATGACAGTCTGCAAGACACGGCCGGGCGGGCAACCTCGGCAATGGCCGGGGACATTCAAGCCCTGGCCGATGAATACCCGATCCTAAGCGAAGCCCTGGCGTCCATGTCTTCCGAGGTGGACCGGCTTTCCGTCCTGCTTGAGCAAGCCTTGAACGCGGGCGACGTGGAAGCGGCGCAGCAATACTCGGCCGAGCTGGGGGTTGCGGTGCAGAACCTCGAGGCGGCCTTGATCAGCGCGGACAACCTTTCCGCCCTGGACCTGTCGGGGGCGGTGTCCTGGGCTAGCAGCTTGGCCCAAGCCTTCGACCTGGTGGCGGCGGCCGCGCAAAGGGCGGCGGCGGCCTCTTCCCTCGGCATGGACACTGGCACCCCGCTTTCGGGCGACGTTGGCGGCATGATGCCCCCTTCGGTCGAAGGGGTGACGACAAGCCCGCGTCCGCCCAAGGCCCCGCCGCTTTTGGGCGAACCTGGCAAGCCTGGTGGCGGCGGCGGCCGAGGCGGTGGGGGTGGCGGCGGATCAAGGCGGATCGAGGCCCTTCTAGCGGACCTTCAGACCGAGCGGGAAATCCTTGAAGCCTGGTATCAGGAAAGCCTCGAGCTGCTGAACGGCGCGACCGATGCGCAGCTTGAAACCCTTGGCGGCCGTCATGAGGCAATCGAGCGCCTCGAGGCCGAACATATGGAACGCCTGCGGAATATCCGCGACGAAGGGCAAGGCGGCATCCTGGCCGATGCGGAAACGTTCTTCGGGGAAATGGCCTCGGCATTCTCGGCCGGTGGCGACAAGATGGCGAAGGCGGCCCGCGTCTTCGGTGCCCTCGAGGCGGCGGCAAACGTGGGGCGGGCGCAAGCGCAAGTCCTGGCCGATCCTACCCTTCCCTGGTGGCGGAAAATCCCGGCCATGCTGTCGATCGGCGCGGCCGGTGCGAAGGTGGTGGCGTCCATCCGAGGCGGGGGAAGCGGTGGCGGTGGCGGTGGGGCCTCGAGC